ATATTATCGTTTACATATATTATCGTTTACATATATTATCGTTTACATATATTATCGTTTACATATATTATCGTTTACATATATTATCGTTTACATATATTATCATTTACATATATTATCATTTACATATATTATCATTTACATATATTATCATTTACATAAATTATTGTTTACATATATTATCGTTTACTTATATTGATACAAAAATACTGTTATTTTATAGACATGTTTATAATAAATTAATAAGTTACTGCTAAACTAGTTCTACATATATACAGATGTTCCATTTAGATATGGTTTATTTGGATCATTCCAACTTTTAACAAATGACAACTGATTAACAGTCCCTCGTTGATGCATCCTATTACGCAATGCATCAGCAATAAATTCCGCATCTCTTGCAAAAATAACACATCTATTTCCATATACGTCATTCATTGTAAAATTTCCTGTCATATGATGCAAAATACCTTGTTGAATTGCTTCACCAATATCAATTCGTGTGATATCAGTAAGTTCAAGCCATTCATGGGGTGCATTATTTTGATAAAGTTGTTTTTGATTCTTTCTAAATACATTACTTTGTATACCGCCTTTAGGTGCGTTCACTCTTATAACGAATGCATAATGTTTATCATCAGTATTAACTGAATAACGAATATTATACATATTTTCAGAAAGTCTAAACATATTACTTGATTCTTCTTTTGTTTCTCTACGTGCTGTCGTGAGTTCATTATTTTCATATGTATCACGTTTACCATAAAAAAGTTCATACATTTTTCTGTTATTATTGAAACCCAAAAATATAGCATCGCATGTTTTACCATTACGTCTATTATAACCTTGTTCAATAATAATAGTACCGGCACTTTTATAGTTACGTTTGATTTTTACTGGTGCGTTATGTATATTATTTTTTTGCAATTGTTGTTGCAATTGTTGAAAATACGGTTGCGGTTTCAATACTTGATTCGGTTGTGGTTTCAATACTTGATTCGGTTGAAAATGCGGTTGCGGTTTCAATACTTGATTCAGTTGAAAATGCGGTTGTGGTTTCAATACTTGATTCGGTTGAAAATGCGGTTGCGGTTGGTGTGAAGATGAATGATTTCCAAAAAATGTAGAAGACTGATTAGATTTACTTGATAAATAATTCTGAGTATCTATAACATTTTGATTACATCTGTTCATCATACGTTGTAAATATGGGTCAGATGTAGTATTAGGATTAAAATTATTGGTGATGTATCTGTTTGAAGACATACTTAAAATATTATATTAATGTATAGATTTAAAATTTCAATTTTTTTAATTAAACTTTTATTTGTTTTTTGATTGTTTAGTAAACAATTATTACCCTATTATTTAGGAATGCAAAGCATAACTATATAATTCCCCATCTAGTTATTATATCACAAGATATATTTTAATATAAAATTTTAAATTATATCTAATCTAAATTAATTAATGAGTAAAAAGAATAAATTTACAAAAGATTTTTCATATCCAGAACCGGAAGACCCTGAATTATTAGCAAAAATTTTTAAAAAAAGAGAATTTTATTATCACCGTGTTCCACAACGTGCAAGTATGGAAACATACGATGATGTTAAAAAATATCGTGCATTAAATTGTAAACAAGGCGAAATAGAACCAAGAGAACAACAAGCAATTATACCAAATTATATTAGTACGAATACACCATATAAAGGTGTTATATTAATGCATGGTGTTGGTTCTGGTAAAACAATGACAGCTATTAGAGTAGCAGAACAATTTAAAGATCAAGTTAAAAAATACAATACTAAAATTTATGTATTAGTACCCGGACCAAATACAAGAGAAAATTTTAAAAAAGAATTATTAACAACAACTGGTGAAACTTATCTTAAAAATAAAGAAGCACTAAATCAAATGACCAAAAATGAAATTGAAAAAGAAAAGAAAAATGCTATATATAGTGCATTACAATATTATAAAATATTATCATATAAAACTTTTTATAAAAAAGTACTAGGTGAAAAAATTGTTGAAAAAAAAATTGTTGGTGATAGTAAAATTAAATCATCTTATAGAAAAAATACTGAAGGCGAATATGAACGAGAAATTGTTGTTGATCGTATTAATAATATGAATAATGCAATTCTTATTGTTGATGAAGCACATAATATATCTGGTAATGAATACGGAGAGGCACTAAAAAAGATAATTAAAAATTCTGAGAATTTACGGGTAGTATTACTAACTGCAACACCAATGATTAATTTAGCTGATGAAATTGTTGATTTATTAAATTTTATTAGACCATTAAATGATCAAATTCAAAGAGATAAAATATTTACCAGTGAAAAAAACTATGCTATGAAAATTAAACCAGGTGGATTAGAATATTTAAAAAATAAAGCTGTTGGATATATTAGTTTTTATCGTGGTTCAATTCCATTTACATTTGCTAAACGTGTTGAAAAAGGTGTAATACCAAATGGAATGTTATTTACACCTGTAATTAAATGTTTTATGGAACCATTTCAATATAAAACATATTTAGAAACAACAACAAACGTTGATGATACATTAGATAGAGCATCTTCTGCAGCATCTAATTTTGTTTTTCCTGGATTATCTGAAGATAAAAATAAATTAGTTGGATATTATTCAACAGAAGGTATGAAAACAGTAATATCACAAATAAAAACAGATGGTGATAAATTAAGATCATTAATAAAAAAACTAATAAATGATGCATCAGATAATAAAATATCTGATGCAGAAAAAGAAAATATTATTTTTGAAAATGAAAAAAACAACATTACAGGATTAATTTTAAATCTTAAATATATTAAATTATTTTCTGTAAAATTTTATAATATATTAACAAGATTAAATAAATTAATAATTAATAAAAAAGGCCCTGCAACTGCATTTGTTTATTCTAATTTGGTAAAAGCAGGTGGAATGGAACTTTTTGCTGAAACACTTTTACAAAATGGATATTTGGAATATCAAGATGATACCCGTAATTATGATATTAAAGATGAAACAATAGATTATAAAACAGGATTGACATATTCTGAATTTAAAAAGAAAAAATTATCAGATTTTAGACCAGCAACTTTTATTTTAGTTACAGGTGGGTCTGATGATGCAGGTGAAGATATACCAGAAGTTAAACAAAAAATTATTCAAGAAGTATTTAATAGTCCAAATAATACAGATGGAAAAATGATTAAATTTGTATTAGGATCAAGGGTTATGAACGAAGGGGTTACTCTAAAAAATGTAAAAGAAGTACATATTATAGATGTTTTTTTTAATATTCCAAAAGCTGAACAAGTAATTGGTAGAGCAATTCGCATGTGTGTTCATGAAGATGTTATTAATGATGATTATAAATATCCTCAAGTAAATGTATATCGATACGTTGTTGCATTAAGTAATAAAAATAAAAATGATTTATCAACAGATGAATTATTATATCAAAAAGCAGAAATAAAATATTTAACAGTTAAAGAAGTAGAAAGAGCATTAAAAGAAGTATCTATTGATTGTCCATTATTATTACATGCTAATATGTTTCCAGAAGAATTAAAAGAATATAGTAATTGTGTATATCCAACATTAGAAAATGTTGCAAGTGGTAAACAAATTTGTCCTGCATTATGTGATTTTAAAAAATGTAATTTAAAATGTGATTCTCATAAATTAAATGAAGCTTATTGGGATGCCAAAAAAAATTCTTATAAAAAGTTGGATAAAAATGAGATAAATTATAATACATTTAATGATGATTTAGCTAAATATGAAATATCACTTATTAAAAATCGTATAAAAGATTTATATAGATTTAAACATGTATATATGTATGATGAAATTATTGTTGAAATTAAAAAATCATTTATTCAACATCAAGCTGAATTATTTGAAGATTATTTTTTAGATCAAGCATTAGAAGATATGATGCCAAAGACTGAAAATGATTTTAATAACTATAAAGATACTATATATGATAAATATAATAGAGGTGGTTATTTAATTCAAAGGGGTAAATATTTTATTTTTCAACCATTTAATGAGAATGAAGATGCACCAATGTATTATAGACAACATATGGAAATTGAACAGAATAATCAAGTGTCGTTAAATAATTATGTTAAGCAAAAGTTTAAAAAAAAATATAAAGAAAATGATCTCGAACAAAAAGAAGATTTATCAAATAATATTGAAGGATATAATTTTGATGATACATTTGATTATTATGATGAACGTGATGAAAATTTTATTGTAGGTATTATTGATAAAAATCTTAATAAATTAGCTTCAAATGATCCAGATCTATTTAAAATTAGACCTAATCGTGCGAAAATATTAGATAAAAAACGTGGAACTGGTATACCAACATTTAAAGGAGCTGTATGTTCTACATCAAAAGATAAAGAATATTTAATGAAATTAATAAAAAAGATACATAAAAAGGATGAAGAAGAAATTATGAGAATTAGTAAATTAACAAGAGAATTAATATGTTTAGAAATTAAAGAAAAATTATTATATTTAGAAAAATATTCAACAACAAAAGATGATAATAAAATTACTTATATAATGATTCCTATTAATCATCCAATATATAAATTTCCGTATAATTTAGAAGATAGAATAAAATATTATATTAAAAATATTAATAAATTAGCTGGTAAAAGTATAGATATATTAGTTAAAAAACAAAAAGATAAAAAAGATAATTTTATGTACGAAATGTCATTTTTAAATGATAAAAATATAAAAGAAATAACTGAAGAAATACAAAAATTAGGATTTGTATTAAAAGATAATAAATGGATTTGTATATTAGATTAAAATTATAACTATTTGATATTTTATGAAAATTTTTTAAATTTCATAAAATCTGTTGTAATAATAATAAAGTTTGTCGATTAATATGTTCTTAATTTAATTAAATTCGATAATGCTGGGGGTATTTCATGATAATTATTTTGTCCGTATTTTTGAGTAAACTCATAAGGAAAATTATTTTCAACTATTAATGGTTGTCTGTTAAAATTAGAAAGTTGACATGAAGTTGCATCCATATCTAATTCAGATATATCGGAATTATTTAAAGGATATTTATTAAATTTAGAATCATAACTTGTATTTAAGTTTAATCTAGCTAATTCATGTAAATTTGGTGTCGTATCAGGTGTTATTTTTAATGCTAAATAAATTATTAAAGCTACAATTAAACTACTTGTAACAATTAATTGTTTATGTAAATTATAAACTTCTTTAATATTTTTTAGAAATGGTTGTTTACTTTTACCTATTAAATAAGGGACAGAAACAGATAGTGCCATGTTAAGTAAAGCACCGGTACACGCAATTAAAATATGATTATCCATAATATTATATATATATATAAAGTAGAAAATTATAAACTAAATTATTATATTATTTTTATAATATTATTTAAAGGTATTTTTTAGTTAATATTTAATTAAATGAATATATATCTTATTGAATATAAAAATAATATTATCGGTACATATAATAATTATTATTTGGCAGAACTATTTATTTTATCTTGTTTACAAAATAATTTTATTGAAGATTCAGCATTAATTCATCATTATAAAAAAAATAGTTGTTTTAAATATAATACAAATACAATAACATTAAATTGTAATTCATTTATTAAATCAAAAACAGAGGATATATTATCAGAATTATATGAAATATCTTCATCTGATGATACAACTTCGTGTATGGATTATATTAGTTCAAGTTCGAGTTCTGATGATACAGAAGATATTGATATTGATATTGATAAAAAGCTATTACATAATTCTAAATCAGAGTTAAATCAAAATAGTGTAGTGTTACAGTTAAACGAACGTAATCCAGTGTTACAAAAAAGTAGTGTAGAATTACAAAAAAGTAATCCAGTGTTACAAAAAAGTAATCCAGTGTTACAAAAAAGTAGTGAAGTGTTACAAAAAAGTAATCCAGTGTTACAAAAAAGTAATCCAGTGTTACAAAAAAG